CAACACCCGGGCTTTGCGCGGCTGCAATTGTAGCCTCCCTTGCTGCCCGGTCTTTATCCCGCTGGGCTTGTCTTGCTTCATAACCCGGAACCGTCCAATCAGCTTTTTGCGGGGGCAATCCGTTTTGCGCATACAGCTCGTTTTGTCGGGCAGTTTTTGCATTGGCTTCTTTTGCCATAGCCCAATTTTTTTGATCGTATGGATTTGATCCTTGCGTAGCATAATCTTGGCTGATCTTTTGCTGCGTCATTGGGTTGATTTCGTTTGTCCGCCAAACTAAGAAATCGTAATCTTCTTGTGACAACTTTCCGTCTTTGACCGCTTGCTGGGCTGCAGCTTTGCCGGCATCAATTTCTGACTGAGGAACTTTAGAAACCACTGGTCCATATGCGGTAATTGAAACGTAGTTGGGGTCTGCTCTACGCCCTTCTTTATCTTTTACTTCTTGACGGCTGTAGGCTTCTTGCGCGGCGCTGTTGTAATCGGATACCCGCCCATACTCAGGGAACGCCGCCTGCAACTGTGCAGGCGTGTATTTCAGCATCGCCGCATCCAGTGCATCTTGTGTTTGTGGCCCCGCTTGAATTGCGGCTCTCAATGCTTTCGGATCATTGGGGTCCAATTTTGGGCTAGTATCGCTTGCGCTACTGGCTTTCTCTCGACTGGAATCTTCTGTCGGTGGGGTTAAGGTTGGCGCCTTGTTATCTATTCCAGCGTCTGATGAAGCCCCCGACCTTCGACCTGCTGCTGCTTCTGCTGCTGCGGTGTATTGCGCAAGACCCTCCTCGCCGGGGGCAGCAAACTCAGGGAACGCCGCCTGCAATTGCGCAGGTGTGTACTTCCCAAAGGCTGCGTCCAACGCATCTTGCGTCTGGGGGCCGGATTCAAGTTCTGCGCGTATCTCTTCTGCTGTCGCCATATCGTGTGCCCCTTAGATGCCGGAACCGGCTGTGAGTTTTAAGTTCTGTTCGGCAGCAAAGAGTTCCTTCTTGCTGCGTTCGCGCATGGCCGTGTCGGCCAGCTTGGCTTTGATCGTTTCCAAACTGATGTTCTGCGTGTTCGACATTTTCAACATCTCGATCTCGCGTGTCATCTGTAGCTTGGCCAATTCGATCTCGCCTTCGTGAGCCGCGATCTGCTGGCGCACTTGCAGCTCTTGCATGTCGCCTTGCATCTGGGCCTGTGTGTTTTGCATCTCGGCCTGAGCACGCAGCTGTGCAACCTGCAAAGCTGGGTTTGGCTGTGGACCTTGGGCAGCAGCTTGCTTTTGCTGCTCTTTGATCTTTTCGATTTCCTCTTCAGGCTTAAACACTTCGGCTGGGTCGATGTGCTGGGCCTGCAAGGCTTTCTCAAACAGCTTCTGTGTGTCGAGGTACATGCCGTAAACGGGGTTTGCGCCAGCGGCCAACAGGTTCAAGAACGCTTGGTTCTGGATGTCCCGGATCAGCAAAGCGGATGAGCCGCGTGCATCGATCTGGAAGTCACCCTTGACCTCTTCGTTCTCGTTGTACAACATGTTGTAGTCGTAGTAACGCCGGATGTGCGGCCGGGTGACCGAGTCATCAAACTGTTTAACCAATCGGCGCAGCACCACGTTGGCGTTGTTCATCAACATCTGCATGCCACCGACGGTATCAGGCGCATTGCCCTTCTCGCCTTGCATGATTGTTGGCACGCCGGTTTCTTGGTCTGCCAGCTCGGTGGCCATCTTGATGATGCCGGCCAGCTCTGTTTGGTGCGAGTTGAACTCGAACGTGGCAAAGGCTTTGCTGACATCGTCCAGATCGTCGGTTGCGTACCAGATCTTGCGGGCAGACAGCTGCCATTGCTTGTCGGCTGGCTGGATGACGCTGGGCTTGATGACGATCTGAGGACCGGAGCTCACGCCGGCGTTGTCCATCATCTGGCGCCATGCCGCGTTTAGGACTTTCTGCTGGGCGCGCATCAGGTGCGGGATGCCGTAGCCCCAGCAGCTTGATGAAACCTTTTCCCAAATGAAGAAGTCGTATGGCAGGTCGCCGCCTTCCAGCGGGTTCAGGAACGCCTTGACCACGGTGTTGTTGATCATCACGACGCAAGCACTGATGGTGCGCAAAGCATCCTTTTCACCAACGTCAACGCCGCAGGCTTCGAGATCTTCGTGGTCGACTTCGCCCCAATACTCCCACAGCTCGTAGGTGTCGCGCGCAATGCTGCGCTGGTCTTCGTCTTTCAGCTCTTGAAAAGTGGCCGACTTGCGTGGGCCCTCTTCCAGCACTTTGCGCAAAGCGTCTTTCATGTAGCCCGGCTGTTTGGCCAGTTCACGCACTTGCTTGCTGGTGATCTGCTTGCGCTCGTAAACGCCCTTGCCGTCGTGGATGTTCTCGCCGCAGCCGGGGTCCGGCCAGACGTTGCGCGGGTCAACGCGGAAAGTTGCTGGGCTGAGCTCTTCCATGATTTGGATTTGCTGGACCGTCTGGCCTTGCGCGTCGGTGTATGACTGCCAAGCCTTGCGAGTGCGGTTCATCACGATCGGGCCCTTGGCCACGCCGGTGCCCAGCACTGCGGCGTCGTGAATGACTTTGCGCAGCTCGCCGTTGTAATCGCACTGGACCAGCTGGTCGTCGATCTCGTTCTGCATGGCATCCGCTTTTTTGGTAGCGATCTGCATGATCGCACGCGCCACGTCTTTCTTACGAGCCGGCGAGCCATCAGGCATCGTCACTGGCTGGCCAGACTCGGGCTCAACGGCTGCTTGCTCGTCTTTCGACATGCCTGCAATCACTGGGTTTGGCGTGGGCTTGATGCCCCAATTGCGGTCGTCAGTTGGCAACAAGATGTCGGCCACGCGGGCCTCGGCCGCATTGGTCTTTTGACGGGTCAAGCCAATGTAGACAGTTGAGCGGTGAGGCTTGGCGTTTTGCGTAGTCACAGGGTAGCCCTGCTCCACGCTGGTCATCATCTGGCTGGCTGCCTTGTTGACGTTGTCTTTGTTGTCGTACTGGTCTTGGTCTTCGATCCAGCGCTTGTCGACGCCATAGGAGTAACGGTCACGCACCCAATCATCTCGCTGCTTGGCCATGCCGGAACCGAACATCTGAATGCGTTCTTGCTTCTTGCGCTGAACTTCTTCAGGGTCGACGTACTCGGCCTGTTCGACCTCGATCTGTTGTGGTTGCATTTCCATTGATCAATCCTCGGATTAGTAAGGAGCTTTTGCGTAGCGTGCGTGAATGGCTGCAACGCACTTGATGACCACGCTTGTGCCGCCAGTCACGGCTGGACGAATCCAAGCTGGGTTCTCTTGCGCAATCTGCAAAGACGCAATGGTGTAGGCCATGTTGGCCGTGCCACCGCGCTGGGTCAATGGGTGCCAGTTTGTGTTGTCGTTGGATCCTTGCCACGTAGTGGTCGAGCCACCGATCGTGCCGGACTGCTGCAAACTCAGGTCAGCTGCGTAAGCGATTGGCACGCCAGCGCCAACGTCGCCAGTGGCCATAGCGGTCCAAGTGGCGAGCACTGCGCCGGGCACGGTATCGCGGTCGATGGTTGCGGAGATAGTAGCCATGGTGGTTTCCTTCAGGTTTGGTTAATAGCCGGTGACTTCGTCGAATACACCGAACGGGATAACAGGCGCCATGCGGCTTGGCCGCATGCGGGTTTCAGACTCAGATTGCGTCTTGGCCTTGCGGCGCATCATCATTGCGTACCGTGTCGCAGCCAGCAAGTCGTCGTTCTTGTTGACGATCAAGCCATCCTTGCGGTGGTACAAGCGGAATTCTTCAAACCAGTCTTCGAGGTGACCGAACACCTTTAATCGCATGGTCTGCATGCGGGTCAGCATCTCGGACACGCCGGCTTCAAGGCCGTTGCTGCCGTCCTCAAACGTAGCGCGTTCTGGCAGCATGGGCACGCCCATGTCTTTGTACTGTTTGGCCAACTGTTCGCCGGATCCCTTGTCGCGCTGCAAACCGTCGTGCGGCCAAGAGACTGGCACCCAGTCACCGCGTGCTCGAATCGATGCCGCGTGAATCGCAATGCTGGCGTCTTTGACGCGGTAGCAGTCGGTCACATAAACGATGTCGCTGTCTCGGTCCCAAGCCATCCAGACAATCGCTGTCGGGTGATCGATACCAAAGTCCAGACCGACAATGCGCGGCCAGTGAGACGGGATCGGAAACGCTGTGCACTTGATTGCCTCTTCGACAACCGGGAACACTCGGCCTGAGCCCAAGATCGGAACGCCCTTGGCCCGTGCTTCGCGTTCATGCGCAGGGTAAGCCTCGATGATGGCTTCACGCTGTTCAGGCGTGTAGTGCTCAGCATCGCTGATCGTCATGTTGGTCACGCTCGTGCCAGTGGGTTTGTCGAGGATAAATCGCTTCACCACT